TGCATTAGTTTGAGTTGCTGTTAATCCAGAAGTAGAATTGTCATAACTTATCGCAGAAGCTGCGTGAGCACCTGTTGGATTTGAAATGTGATCTGATAAATCAGTTCCAGAAGCAACATTAGTAATAGCAGAAGCTGGGTGAGCATCTGTAGCATCGGCAATGTGATTATCTGCTGTATCTTGAGCTGCTTGAGAAGCAGTACCTGTATCATCTAATGCATCTTGAACATTTGTAGCTGTAGTTTCAGGATTACCTGTTGGATCATAAGTGATCTCAGAAGCTTCATTTTGCCCTTCTAAGGCAGTTTTAACTGCTAAGGCAGATGGAAGCTCAGTATCAGAAGTAGCCGAGCTTATATCCGTAACTAGAACTCCTGCTTTTAAATTGTCTGTTTCTAAGTTGGAGATAGTGTTATTATCAGCATCAACAGATTTATTTTCTAAAGTTTGAGCTTGATCATTTGTGACAACTTCTCTTTCAGCTCCGTCAGTGTAAGCTTTGATTTTGTTATCTTTATTAGCAATTTGACCTTCTGTGTCAAGTGCTGTTGTTTTCTCTTTGAGTACCAAACCTTCTTGGAACTGTCTTGGTTTAATTGCCATTTTTATCTCCTAATTTTATGGTTATCTACGGTTTTGGCGTAGATTAAATATCAGTCGTTTTTGCTTTAAATACTATTGTTGAAGTTACATGATCTGTTAAATCTGTACTTGTGTAATTCATTTGTCCTGTGTTGTCAATATTAAAAGTAATTCCTGTATTTCCATCAGAATCTACAGATATTTTAAACTCTGATCCGTCATAAGACCCGATTATATTACCTGCTTCTGTAACAGTGGACGATCCAGAATCGTAATTTCTAACTAAGAAAAAAGATACTTCAATAGATAATACACTTGCTGTACTAAATACTAGTCCCGGAATATTTGCAGGAGTTGTTTGATTGTTGGCTAGAGCAGCCGATGTTTGTAGTATATCATTTGGACCTTGAACCGTTGCTAAGGCATCTGCTATGGCAACTAAATAATCCGTTGTTTCTTCCGCATATCCGACTTTTTCTCCCGGATCGGGAATATTAAAGACCTTGTTACCGATTTGTACCTTTGTACTCATATAATCTCCTATAGGTAATTTCACATGTGTAAGAAACATCTGTCATTAGGTAGCTACTCCTAAAAATGTCTCTAATACTAGTTGTTAAAAAAGAGAAGATTTTTTGCAGATTCCTTGACTTTTTATGATAAATGTGTCATAATAAGTATTAGGAGGTGGTTTATGAAGAATTATAGGATTTGCACTAGTGATATATTTAAATTAGAAACTGAGAAAGTTGAGGAATTAGTAAGAGTAGGTTTTTTTAAAAAAGAGAAACGGGTCGTAGATAAATATGTTTATAAATATAATATAAAAGAAGGAGACATATTTTATATCGAGGATGGAGTAGTTTTTACTAAATCTTTTAATAATTTTATCCCTAATAATAAAATTGATATAAAAAAATCTCTAGAAAACTCTTCAACTTTTAATAAAAATACTAAAATAAGAGGTAAGATTAGTGCAGAGGATTTCTCGAAAATTCCTGCCAATGTTGAGATTATAGATAAATTTAGGATTAAGTCATCAAAGTATGTTTCAAGTTATGAAGATGGGTTAATTTTCACAACAAGAAAAGTATCTAATGTTACGGTTTATGATGATTATTTAATAATTAAAGGAGAGTATTTAGATAATATTGATTTCTTTGATTCTTATGTTACCGATAAGGTTTTTCTAAATTAAAAAAGCCCCTCAGAAAGAGGGGCGATTTCCACAAGAATTGTGTATTGTCGATTATGACTTGATGAATTTTAAAAGAGTGTTAAGACCCGGAGCAGTACATAGTAATGACTGATCAGTGTACGATCTCATTTCATAAGCATTTGCATTTTCAACAAGCTTAATAAATTTCCCTTCCATTCCCGGTTGCTCAAGAGTGATGTCAGAAGAACCAACTCTTAAGAAAGACTCAGGTTGAATAGCGTAAGCGAAACCTTCTTTACAGTAGATAGTTGGAACGATTTTAATAAGTCCATTCATACCGTAAAATTCGATTACCTTAGCACCTTGCTCATGCTTTGCAGAATCATAAGAAGAGTCAAATCTTCTCTTAGCTGCAAGATCAGTAAGAAGGTTGTTCCAAGATTTAGGGTTACAAAGAACACAAATCTCTTCATCAGCTAGACCTTTTTCCATTGCTACAGCAACTGACTCTTCAATTTTCTCGAAAGAAAGAACAGATTCGTTACCTGCAAAGTCAGTACCAACTTCAACAGTGTTACCTTGCCAAAGAGAGTATTGAGAAGCGTCAATATCAAAGATTGTACCAGTGTTAGTGATAATCTTGTGAATTCCTGCGAATTCTTTACCAAAAGCACCTGCATAGTAAATTACGTCAGTAGGAACAACACCTGCCGGAACAGCGTCAACTGTAACAGTCTTATCATTTAAAGAGTTAGACATAATTGTAGCTTCACCTCTAAGAGCACCTGCTGCTGATCTGATTTCGATAGGCATCTTTTCAGAACCTGACCAAATACCTGCTGCCCACTCGTGATCTTCGATCTTGATAGTGTTTGTAGCGATTGACTCGATAGCACCTAATCCACCCGGAGCTTGTCCGTACATTAGTTGAACTTCTAGTCTTCTTGCGAATGACTTAAGCATGTTTTCAACGATTAGCTTAGAAGCGTTGATGAAAGCGTTTTTTCCAGTTGATCTAGAAACAGCACCTACAGCTAGGTAAGAACGAAGAACCATTTCGTGACCTTTAAGTTTTGCAGATTCGTGAGAAGAAGCAACACCATTTCTAAGTGCGAAAGCTTGTCCACCTGATCCACCATAAGTAAATCCGTGCTCTAGTCCAAGAGTTACAGGTTGGATATATTGATTACCCGGTTGCTTATCAGCAGATTGGAAATCAAACATATTAAGAACTTTAACACCTTCTGGAATTAAGTCTTTTACTTTGTCTGCGTATGCTTCTTTGTAGATAGCATTTAGTGAATTAAAATCATTTGTTGATTGTGACATATTTTGTCTCCTTTTTTAGTAAATAATGATTATAGTTTAAGTTTAACTGATACTTCGATAAGATCAGTAGCAGCTACAGCAGATGGGAAATCAAGAGTAGCAACTGTACCATTCATAGATACTGTAGCAACCTCAGTTCCAAATTTTGCAACAACTACTTCGGCATCTTCACCAAAGTTAGCTAGTTCTAGTTCAACATTGTCAGAAACGATTGAAGCTCCCGGAATGTCAGATACAACAGCAACAACTGTTTCTGTTCTTAAAATAAGATCAGCAAGTCTTGCGTCCTTTACGATTTTTGAATCCATTTTAATCTCCTAAATTAAAAGTTTATAAATAAAAAGTCCTGTTTTTAGTCATAAATCCTTTTTTCTAGGTATCTAAGAATCCTTTCGGGTATCAAAGAGCCAGTACAAAAAATCATTATTCCTATCACTAGTTGTTAAAAAAGTCAAGAAAAATCTCAACTTTTTTACATTTTTTTAATATTTTTACCAAATTATCTACCTAAATTCTTGAAAAAATCCTTAGAACGTACCTTTTTACGCTCTTTTTTCTCTTCTTCAAGCTTTTTAGCAGTTTCTACCACCTTTTGAGTTTTTGGAGCTTCTTTTGCTTTAGCAAGTCTCTTCTCCCTCATTTTCTCCATATTTTGCTTTCCGATAAACTTTTCAAAGTATTCTACTGGCATTGAATTGAAAAAGTCCTGTTGTTCTCTTTCAAGCTCTTTCGCTACAGTAGGAAGTACATCCTTTGGAGAAACATCTTGATACCCTTGTTCCATAGCCCACATCATTGTCTCAGCAATCTTTTGGCGAACTTTTGGATTATCAGGTAAATCTGTATAAGCATCTAAAGCGTCATCAATCTCTTTTCCAAGCTTTTGCTCTTCTTCTGCTAATATCTTATCATACTTGATTTTTTCAAGTTCTTCTTTGTACTTTTTCTCCGCCTCTCTAGCCTCTGAAAGTTCTCTTTCATATTTTTCTTGAGCAAGTTCCTCTGGAGATTTTTTCATTTGCTCAATCTGCTTTTCTAGATAGGATTTATTTAAATCATCAACATCTAATCCAAGCTCTTGTAAAACTTTGAAAGGATTCTCTTTTAGTTCAGAAAGAGCATCTGAATATGTTTTTTCTAGTTCTTTTGACCTTTGCATAGCCCCACGACCTGCATGAGCTAATTGAAGCTCTCTTTTAATAGCTTCTTCATCGTTAAGGTCGATTTTCTTAATGATCTCTTTACCATTAACCTTAAGAGCGAACTCTTTAATCATCTCTTTAACTTCTTCTTCCGTAGCACCTTCTTCAATTGCATCTTCCACAGCATCTTGTAATTCTTCTTGTTCTGACGAAGATAAGTCCATTTCTGAAACTTCTGATGTTTCTACTGGAGATTCAATTTCTGATCCACTTTCTTCTACAATTGGTGATTCTACTTCTACGCTCTCAGGCGCAATACTTTCTTCTGACATACTAACTCCTTTGATAATTTGTATATATCAAGTTGCTCCGCCATTATTGGTAGGAGCTTATTTTTTGTCTTTATGAATTTTTTAATTTTTTTAAATACTTATCTCTAGTTTTAATTAAACGTTCTGCATGTTCATCAGAATCCGCATTATTTATTCTAGCATTGATATTTTTCACCTTATCTTTTATGATAGATTCCAAAGCCTCTTTACGAGCTTTTTCTTTTTCTTTCTTTTCGTCTATTAATTTACCCTTTTCTTCAAACATAAAAATCCTATACGTTTTTAGCAAATGTTTCTTCTGGAGAACTTGGTTGACCTTCAACTGTAGCAGGTTCTGCCGGAGCTATACCTGATTGCCCCATTTGCTGTTGTTGAGCTTCCAATGATTGCATAGCCATTTGATCCATATTTTGAACTCCTTCTGCTCCCGTTTGTGGAGGTTGTTGCATCCCAACAGCAGTTCCACCCACAGGAGGAAGAGGTTGTTCTCCAATCATAGCCAATAGGTTTGGATCAGTAGTTCTTAATAAATCAATATGTTCTTGAATGTGAGCGAGAGTTCTGGCTGTTAAATCTGCGTCCAATCTTAAATCAGGATCAGCTAGTACATTTTGATGCTCTCTAATATGTTGTGAATGTGCATCAACAGCAGAAGCCATAACAGGAGAACTACCGTCCATAAGTCTTTCATTCTCAGCTCTAATAAGTAAATTTTGATTATTTTGTCCTTCGGTCATAACAGTTAATTTTCCTGTATTAATAACCGATAAATACTCTTCTGGAGTTTTAATCATTTTCATTTGGATTAAGTTATCCGCCATTTGAGTTCTACCTGCTGTAGTTTGAGCAAGAGCATTACCAACGTCAACAACTACACGATTAATAGAATCCAAATCCTCTCCAGTAAATTCCTGAACTTTAGTTCTGTTAGAAACTCCTGAAATTTCAGCAATTCTAGGAACTTTAGCAAAGTCTTTTAATAAATTAATAAGCCCTGTTCCAACATCCTCTATTAAAATAATATAAGATTGTTGAAGTCCTGAAATAAATTGCAACGCTTGGGATTGAACTAGTGCCAAGGCGTTACCAGATTGTAAGGAGGATTCGGGATTACCACGAACAACTGAGTTTACACCAGAGATTGTTTCCATAGATTGAATAAGTAATTGTAAGAAATTAAATACTTCCGGAGCTGTTGAAGTCAACTGTAAAGCTTGAGGAGCACCAACTTCTGCATCATAATCTATAAAATTCAAACCTGATCCAACTTGGTTGAGTCTAACATCATTTCCTCTTGGGTTCAATATACTTTGAACTCCAAAAGCATTTTGGTTTGTCATAATTGTTGAATAAGATGAATTAACTGCATCTTGCATAGGTAAAATATCAAACATAGGAGAATATCCATAAGGAGTTCCTAATAAATTTGCAGGAGCAATTCTATAGATAGGTAAATCTCTATAAGGCATTACCGTATCCATTAAAATAATATCTGTATCCAAATACAACATATATCTACCATCAGGAACTGCATCAGTTCTTTTATGGTAAAATTCATAAACAGCAACATCATCAGTTTCTTCTAAAGCTGAAATAGCTACTTTATTATGGTTTAAAACTTCTTTAGTAGGAACTTTAAGAATCTTCTCTCTAAGTTCAGGATATTTTTTAGCAAGATCGTACCTGTTTTGAAAAGTTCTACACACTACCCAATCATTTTGTTGAACAGTTTCTTTAGTTGAATCAAATACAACATCAAATGGAGACAAGTTTGTAAACTTAACATCACCTTCATAAACAGGAAAAGCCTCCATAGGTTTTCCAGTATCAGGATCAATTTCAATTTCTTCTTCTTGAGTTTCTTCATTAAAAACGGTCTTAGGTTCAATATGATCATAAACCTTTCCAGAAGTAGAGTCCCACTCCATCTTAATAAATCCGCTTCCAAATACAATAGCATATTCAACAGCAGTTTTTAAATAATTCTCAAGACGTTTTTCACGCATATAATAGTCCAGAAGTCCATGAGCTAATGTAGTTTGAACTTGAGACTTATAATCAGTATTAACCGATCTTGGTTGAAAAGAAGGTCTTGTTGCAGTTGTCATTGTTAACATGTGTTGAGCAATGTTTCTATAGTGATTTACTGGTAAATTAACCAATTCTCCAGATTCTCCGCCAAATGACACAGAATGATCCAAATCATAAAATTTTCCGTGATAAGCATACCAACTTCTTCTAATAAGGTCTAAATAATTGTCATTTTTGAAATTATCATACCAAGCCTTAGCTTTTCTTTGGATATGAGCTACTGCTTTCTCTGATTCATCAGAAGCAAAGTATGTTGTTGAACTTTTATTCGTCATATATCATCCTATAATGTTAATATCTACATCTAGTTGTTAAAAATATCATTTTTTCTTGGTTTTTTGGTGATTTTTAGCGAAATTACTAAAAATATCCACAATTTCTTCACTTTTTCCTGTAGGAACATTGTAATAATGCTCACTTCCTTCAAAATCGTACCCATCTGGATAAGGATTTCTGTTTCTATTAAGATTTCTAACCATATAAATCAAAGCATCCACTAAATCGGCATGATGACCTTTATATTTTCGATCACTTGTACCTGCTACACGCTCAAATCCCAACCTTTTTCCATCAGATTTGCGAATTTTCCACCTTGCGGTCTTTAAATGGTATATTAAGTTTTTACATTTAGGGTCAATTTCGATATCTCCCCTTCTTATCATCATCCTAACTTTATTTATTTGCTCTTCTTTATTATCTTTTTTTGTGGCAATGAACTTTAACCCATGTTCTTTATTTAAATCATTAATAAGGATAGGGTTATTATTATCCATGATCCTTTTGAAAGGTTCATATTTTTCTCCAGTAAATGGATTACAAAATAATAACCTCTCTTTTCTAAATACAGCATCTGCTATATCTTGAGTAGTAAGTTGTTTTTCTCCTGCTCCACCCATTACAACCTCATCCATTATAACAAGTTTATCTCTTCGATAATCGTAATAGCCGAATAAAATACCAGTTAAATCGGATACAGCAGGATCGCCAGACACATACGCATCATAATAAGCAGGAACATTAGATTTTCTTATAATATCTTTTTCTGCTTTTTCAAACTCAGGCACAACCATAGAATCGGTATCCGAAGCTGAAATAAGTAAAAACTCTCGCATAAATGCAGGGTCTTCTTCTCCTCCCGGATACTCATCAATAATATCAACTATATCATCCTCGGTAATCATTGGATTATCATAGATAGTATATTCGATTAAAGTTCCCTCTGCCCTAGCCTTAGCAACATATTCAGTCATAAAAGGATGGTCTGATTGTTTTGAAGGTGTACTTGCCATAATCATCTTACCTTTTGTTGTAAGCAATGTTGGCATTAAAATACTTCGTACAATGTAAGTAAATTCAGTATAATCATGGAAGCCTGCTTCATCTAGGAGGATTAGATGAGCAGCAGACCCACGCACTGATTCAGCAGAACCACCATCAGTTCCTGCCATTTGTATAATACTCCCATTCGGGAACAAATACATATTTTCTTGAGTTTTATATTCTGGTTTTAAATGTGGAGGACAATCTGAGAAAATCTCTGTCATGTGTTCACGAGCAACTGATCTTGCATCTTTCTTTTTTGGGAAGATAAGTTTTACAGTTCTATTAGGTTCTTTGAGACAAAACTCTACTGCAATAGTACACATTGAAAAAGATTTCCCTAATCTTCGAGAACAAAGAAAAACCGTATTTTTACCTTTAGATGTGTAAACAGCTTCACGCATCTCCCTTTGAACTCCACGGAGTTTATAGGTTAAATCTCCTAATGCCCAAAGTTTGGCTATTGCTGTTTTCTTATCCATGATTAACTATCCTTTTTTCCACCATCAACAAGTTTCATCAACTCTTCTTTGGAATATTCTTTACCTTTAGGAGCTTTTTTCTCAACTCCATTTTTAATCATTTGTAAAGATTTATTTAAAATCTCAAACATTTTAACTTCTTTGTCGTCAAGTCCGGCAGTTGTTTCTGATAATTCTTTAAGTCTTTTAATTTCATTTATACAAATAAACATTTCATCAGACATCTCAGAAGAATCTTCAATGCCATGCTCAAATAATGTAAATTTAAGATCGGCAATTTCCTTCTCTTTGATTTTTAACTCATTTCTCAAAGCTTTAATTGTGAATTCTAATTCCATATTTCCAATATCATCCATAATTACCACCCTATTCCATTTTCCATGAGTTTATCTTGTTTTTGTTTTCTTACGTGAGCTTCATTTCTTAAAGCTTGTTGCCTTTCAGTTTCCGCTATTTTATAAGTTAACTCTACCTTTCTATGTTCAAGTTCTAATTTGTCCAGTTCGGTAAGTTCTTTTTTCTCTTCTTTTTGAAACTTTTTTTCAATCCATAACTCAAAGCCCCATAAACAATATGAGGCACAAGTTACTATAGAAGCTGATAATAGGTTTTCAGGGGAATGTACTGCGATTGCAGAAAATAATAGAGTTGTAGCTATTGCTAAGTTCTTCATCTTTGACTCCTTGGTAGGATATGTCGCACAGTCCTTGCGGATATGTGCTCCGATTTCCATCTAGTCTAATTAATATTATTAAGAGTCTTTACCTTTAAAGTAATCTCTCATCTTTTGTAATGTTGTCTTTTTCTTTTCATAACCAGAAGTTTCTCCCGGTCTAGCAAATGGTGATTTTCTACGTTTCATATCCCTTTTTGCCATAGCAAGTTCTTCTTCCGAATAATCATCTTTTTTATATCTGTCACCGTTTCTACTTCTCATTCCGCCCTCAGAAAGTTTATCCTTACTATCAAATACATCATTTTGATAAGTTTCGGCTCCCTGTCGCCCTTTGTTCGCCATTTTCTTCAAAGCTTCTAATTTCTTATCTTTCATGTCGATTTCTCCGCAATCTCCAAATAGGTTATGTGAACTGAAAAAATCAGCTCTAATACTAGTTGTTAAATTCTCGCATCTCGAATTATAACTTTTTTAAGAAACTTGACAAATCCAAAATATTGTGATAAAATTAAAAATAATAAAATCTCACCAGAAGCTCTAGGAGGCTCTATATGATCGGACAAGTTGACCTTAGTAATTGTGCATGGGTAGCAGGTAAAACAGACGAGGAGGTGCTTTTTGTGGCTGAGACAATAGCTCAGGTTATTACCATACAATATACCTATTTTATGGGTACTGTACCTACGCATGACGAATAGCCCTCTGTCGGGTATTCTACCCTCCTTTAATCGCATGATCCGTCACCTATAGGTCATCTTAAGGTTTGTTTAACAACTAGGGGTAGGAGACATTCTTATGGTAATATATATCCCTTCAAATTCAAACTTTTATTTTCACATAGATGGTGACAGATTACACAAAACCCATTATAAATTAATGGAAAATATATCTAGAGCTAAATATGTCTGGACTCACCAAGATCATGAAGACTTAGAAAAGGAACTTTTAAACAAAATCATTATAGCGAATAGTGACGGATGGAAGGTTCTTCATGGCGAAATATAAATTCAAAGCCGGAGATGTTGTAATAATCAAATCTTCCAAACAGGTTGTATATTTAAAAGAATTTTGGCAAGGTGTGATAGAAGGGTATTGGCTAACCAGTAAAGGATATTACTTATCCGATACAAACTTTGAACCTGCGTGTGACGCATTAAGAATATTATTTGGGAGAGAGATGAGTGAAAATATCAAAATCAAGTAAACAATTACTAAGAAAATTAGAAGAAATAAAAGAAAATTTATATTATTTTGCCGGGAATTCGGCACATTGGGAGAATCTAAATAGTAATTTCAAGGACTTAGAAGACTATTTAGTAGAGAATTCAATTTCAACTAAATTGCATAATGCCAGATTTAAGAAGAAATTGGATATGGTTAACAAACTAGCCGAAAAAAAGGAAGAAGTATGAACTCAGGAAATAGAATGAGGTTGAAAACTGGAGAAGTTGTGACAGTTGTTTCAAAAGTACCCGGAAATTTATTATGTAAAACTGCGGAAGGTAATATCCGCTATGTTTCCATAGATCAAATATGTCATGTATTAAACACTCCTTGCGAAATATGCGACTCTAATAAAAAACAAGAAAGTAACAAAAAGGAAACAGATGAGTAATAAGTTCATTAAAAAAATGACGATTGAAGAGTTAATAAGCTTTTTAAAAAATAGCAACCACATAGATATTATTCTTAGAGAAGGTGGATATAGAATCATGGCGTATGTAGGAGAGGAGCAAAAATGGAACACTCCACACCTATCAATAACAGTGACAGATTATCCGCTTCCTAAGCCGAAATATTTTATAGAAGTTGAATATAGAAAAGAAAAAATGTTAACATCAGACAAAAAAAGCCTCATAGACAAGGTAAAGTCGGTGACACATAACAGATACATAGAAATAGAGAAACAGAAAGATTGTAAACTAAAAGAAGAATTTGACGTAATTTTAGGCGATCTTGTCAAATCTAAGAAATAATCCATGATTAAACTAGACAGTAAAAAAGGCTACTACACCACAATTTGCGGAACCTATGAGATATATTACTCTAGGTTCTCAATCTTAAATGACGTATCTTGGACAGCCTCTCCTAGAAAAAATACCTCCTCCTATAAAACCCACTATACAAACACATTACAAGAAATGAAGTCCCTTCTAGAAGAGAAGTATCCAGAACTATTCACAGAAGCTTGGGTATCATTACATTCTTAGTCGCTTCACTCCTAGTCATTACACTCTTAGAAGCCTAAAAATGCAGCTCTAAGCCTTTCTAAAGCATTATTCATATCCTAACTCCCCTTAAAG